TTAAGCCAATACTTCTTGTATATTTTGAGGTACCTGATTTGTCGCAACGGCCTCCCATGAATTCACGTTTTGTCCCTTCGTCTCAATCTTTAAATAGTGTCGTTGCTTTAGCCGGTGATCTGCGGTAAATGTCAACCAGCGTTGCTTACCTTGCGCATCGCTGGTCAGCATTCGATAGGTATAGATATCTTCGCCCATCTGACCAGTCGAGTGGCCGATTGCCTGATTAGTCCGACCATAGACCGTTTGTACCTTAACAAATGGGTTTAAGTTATCCACCGCCATTGCCAGCTCACTCCCCTGATTCTTCGTCATCGTCGGTACAATTAACAATGTACCTACACTAATCATCATAATAATCGCCGCCAACCAAATAGCCCTTTTTTTATTCATAAATACTATCCCCCGAATTAATTATTTTATTAATCGTATCGGAGTAAAGCTCCTCTGGCTACCCTAACTAGGCTTTCTTAATCAGTTTAAACGATTACTAATCAAATTCGATTTTCCTTAAACATTAAGGAAATTATTTTAACAATAATTCAATAATTATCGCGCTTTGCATGCTATTCTATTAGAATAGGAAGTAGTTTTTAAATCATGGGGGGATTTATCATGCACATGCGGGGTATCAACTTTGTATTAGGTCTCGGCGTCGCGCTCGGCCTGTTAGCAGGCTGTCAGGCGGCTTCACCGGCAACTAAACAAGCCAGCAGTCAATCATCTAAGACTAGCGCTAAAAGCGTTCACAGCTCGGCTAAACACCAAGCACAAGCACGGCCTTATCAACATTGGCATACCGTCAAAGATGTTCACTTGCCTATTTTGATGTATCACAGTATTTCTAGCGGGAACCAGTTACGTGTCCCCGCCAAAGAATTTCAAACTGAAATGACTTATCTAAAGGCACACGGCTACCGAACGCTGACTGCCAATGAAGCCGTATACGCGCTCAAACATCGGCGAATTCCACAAAAGAAGATTGTCTGGATCACACTCGACGATAGCTATAAAGATAACATGACAGCAGCTTGGCCAATTTTGAAACAGACGCACCAACACGCCACCATTAATTTTATTACCGGCTTTACCCATAAGAAAAACCACTTAACTTTAGCTGATGCTAAGCGGATGCAAGCATCCGGTAATATTGATTTTCAAAGTCACACCGTTCGCCATCTGGATTTAAATAATTTAACTTACCAGGTTCAACTTACGGAATTATCAAGTTCCAAAAAATGGCTCGATCATAATTTACAACAGAACACACAAGTTATTTGTTACCCAGCCGGCCGTGCTAATCAGCAGACCATTAAAGCCGATAAACAGGCTGGCTATCAGTATGCCCTATCAACGGCACCTGGCATCGCCACCAGCACACAGAACCCATACAATCTCACTCGACAACGGGTCGTACCTGGAATGTCGCTAACGGCCTTTCAGACACTATTAACGAGTAATAATTAATTCATAGGACCCTTACTTGTGACACGATCCCAAAACCCTTTTTTATGAGCGCTTAACAGTGCTGTTGTGATCACAACAGCCAAAACGCAAAATTGGGGTTTTAATTTGATACCAATTAGCAAAAGAGAAGCGTCATAATGCTGATATACCAGCATTATGACGCTTCTCTTTTTATCTACCGACGTCGACTTATCACCCGCACGGTAGTTATACCATCATAGGTAGCACGTAACAAACCATTGGTATTAAGCCCTTTGCGGAAAAGAGAGATATTTTATTTACAAATCGTGGAAGAGCACAAATTAATTTAATATTGGTCCTTTTTTTGATGTTTTGCTTTCTCCACTATTATATACCCACTTATTATCTTAAACACACAAAAAAAGTCCCACACCAGCCATTAGAACCAATGCGGTGATCCCATTTAGTTAAGTTGCAATGTTGTGCCCGGATAGATACTCTTACAGTTTTGCGCTGCTAACGCGTAGACGCTTAAGCCATTGCGTTGAGCAATCGCCAACCATGAATCACCGTACTTGACTGTATAATACGTGTGAGAATAACCAGCTTTAGAATACCACCTGCCAATTACTAGCAATGTAGTTTCGCAGTACTGAGTATTAAAGTTGTACGATTTTTCATATATTACTAGGATAACAGTGGAACCTACTAATATCTGTTTTCCTCTTTCACTAAGATACTTTTTCTTATGTATTAGCCGTCTGCCCTTACAGCAGGCGTTTTTTATGCAAAAAAATCCCCCACGCTGAAGCGCAGGGGAATTAATCAAGTTATAACTATCATCTAGAAACTACACTAGAGACAATTAATATTATACTTATTACTTGCTATTCTGTAAAGTATTGTAGTTATCTAATTAGCTATATTGACAGCTAATAATGCTAAATCTAAACTCTCACTAACAAAATATACAGGCAAGCAACACAAAAAAATCTTCCACTCATCAAGCAGAAGATTATCCTCATCACTTCCGGCACCACTAACCGACAATCTTGGGGGGATTTGAAAGCTGTGATACTAATAACAGGACAAGGGACATAATAACACTTGTCGGTTTATATCACAATACCGAAAGTAATCTATAGAAAAATATTAATAAGTCCTTGTTATATTAATCAGGTTTAATGTATAATAACTGTGTTCTTTATTATCTTAGGAGAAACAGAACACCCATTTTATTTATTTAAACATTGGGCCAGTCTTGACTGGCTCTTTTTTATATATTTTGTTAACAAAAAATCCCCCACGCCGAAGCATGGGGGACTAGAACAGTTCACGATTATTATACTACTTTTTCTCCTGATTGTGAGGCGGATTCTGACGTCGTTTCAGTGTTAGATGATGCAGAACTATTCACTGCAGCGACTGTGGACGTTGGTGTTTGCGCTTCGTCAGCAACTTCATTAGCTGCTGCTTCGACTTGGCTTTCCTCGTTATTTTTAACTGTTAGTGCTGTCACTGTTTGAACGTCAGTAACAACTCCCAGCATACCAAGGATCGTTAACACTGTGTTAATAACGGCAACAATGGCTGACCAGTCGCCAGTAAACTTAATACCAAACATAGCAAAGACTTGTTGGATCAAAACAATCAGCAAGGAAATAATCCCAGCGATTAATTTACCATTTAAGCTACCATCTACATTTTTAAAACTAATTTTCTTCATTTTGTTTAACTTCCTTTTCATATAGATGCTTCAATTCAATATCGTGACCATCTAACCGGCCTTCTACCTTAATGACCCGATTTTCAATCGCGTTCATTGTGTCGGCATTTTGCTGTCTCACTTTCAAACTTTCATCGGTAAAACGGCTAAGCCGCTTGCCTAAATCGTTAAGCGGAACGCGTACCGTCTTGTTAAGGATCCAATTGGCTAATACACAAATACTAGTGACAATGGCAACAATTGATCCCCATTCATCCCAACCTAATCCTAATAGTGTATGCAATTACCGCACCACCAATCGCTGACCGGGATAGATAGTGTTGTAAATTGACTTGCCGTTCTGACTAGCTAATGTAGTCATGCTCAGGCCGTTGCGTTGTGCGATTGTCCACCAGCTGTCACCAGACTTGACTGTGTAGTACGTATGAGTTACACCACTATTTACATATTCCAGCGTATTGCTTGCCGATCCGGTTGCAAGATAACCATAACCATAAAACCGTGGTTGCCGTACCCAACGATAGCCGCCCTGAATAATGGCTTGATCAGTCTTGACCGTGGTTCCAGCTGGCATAATAGTGATCGCGCTTGATGACGTTGAAGCGCCTGTGTGCAGCTTGACCGCTGTTTTGAGCGTGTAAGTCTTCGTTTCCTTTACCCACTTGGCCGAGGCATACGGCCGGAAAGTATTCTTGTTAGCTTTTTGGTTGTTGGCCTTAACTGCACCTTTATCAGTCGGCTTGACCGTTGATTTTTGACCAGCCGTGTAGTAATCAGTATAAAGTTGGCTGACATCAAAGTCACCGTAACTAATCCTAAAATGGGCTGCCCCGGACCATTGCCAGGCATTGTTATTCGTATACCACTTCTGACCAGACATGACATAGGGGTAACCAGCAACCCAACCTGTTTTGCCCTTGATGGTCATCTTGTTGTTAGCCCATGATCCAGACGTATAAATGTCGGCCCGATAACCAAACTTCTGAATCTCTTTCATGAAGGCAGCATTGTTGCGGTCGTTGGCCGCTTGTGACAAGATTCCTTGTTCCTCAGCCGATTCTACGTCCGTCGCCAATACTGCGCCCACCGGTAACCCGGCCGCTTTAGCCGTTTTACCGGCAAAGTCAGCTTCAACAATCGCTTGTGCCTTAGTTTTGTAATGGGCAAAATGATAGCCGTTGACGTATAAGCCAGCCGCTTGACCATTAGCGATATTACTAGCAGCGTAGCCATCTTTGAAGGTTGTGCCTTCACTAATCTTGACGGTAAGGGCCTTAACGCCAAATTCATTACGCATCGAAACGTACTCTGCGGTGCTCATATAGCCGTTATTATTCGACACATCGACCATATCCATGCGGGCAGCGTTGGCATTCATGCCTAAAAAAAGAGCCGCCATAGTGGCCGCTCCGGATAAAATTAATTTATTTTTGAGTTTCACTCTTATCAACTCCCCATTATTTAGCGGCTGGTGCCACGTATTCCTCGCCGGTAATCGTCTTGTAGTCATCGGACGTAATCGAATTTTTAGCTACTTCGGCAGCAACTTCGGCTTTATCCATTGTGTGCCATAACTGATATGCAAATTTGAATACGATCATCATGATTTAGCACCTCCTTGTGCTAAGGCCGTTAATGCCTGTTCTATTGACGCAATATGTTGCTGCTGATCAGCCATTTGTTGAGCCATAGCTGTAATAGCTTGCTGATCGGCTGTCGGAGTTGCAGATTTTGAAATGGTGTTTGGATCTACCCAATTTTCATTTAAGATAATCTGGCCGTCTTTATATAGATAGTAATTCGGCTTGAACGTGTCAAAGAAGTTATCAGGCAACGCTTCGTTTGCGACTTCTATGCCACCAGCTGATTGTCCTAGCAGCACATAGTCAGTGATCTCGTTTTCATCATTTACTAGAATTTGCATTAGAACACCCCCCAAATAGAGTTGACAATTAATTTAGCACTACCCGTAGTAACCGCTCCAGTTGTACTGCTGGTATCTAGTGACTGGTTTGTAGCCAGTTTAAAAGTCGTTCCTGAATCAACAACCATTCTAGCTTCAATCGTAGTAATAAACCCATCTGAAGATAAATTAGTTGTGTCTAAACTGATCCCGTTGCCAACATAATTTTCTGGCACAATCACAGTATTATGATTATTGGAGGTCGATCCAAAATTAATAAGGACAAACGAATAATGACTAATCGATTCATTTAATGTTTGTTCGATACCTGTCGATGACAGTGTTCCACTCCACAACGGCGCGACGTTCATAACTCTTTGCCAGGCTTTGTCTTCGCCGCCGGGGTTATTAATCACTTTTACCCAAGTTAAATTAAGCGCTGCTTGGCGATAAGTAATTACTTTCTGGTTTGAGGCCTTGCCACCATACCGTGTAACATCAACTACCGCCCCAGCTGATACGTCAGCCATATCGGGAATGTTAATCATATTTGCACCATAGTAATATCCCGGATCCAAAGTGGTTGGATCAGTCTTATCCGGAATGGCCGTCCGGGATTCAAATTCTTGAACGCCGCCTTGATAAAGATTATAGGGCATGAACCCAGCACTGCCACTTTGTGGCAAGCCATGTGCACGCTCACCAACTTCACTAACGTGCCCGTTGATTGTTGATTTCAAGTAATCAATATCTCTACTTAATTCAGCAACTTTATCTGCTAATTCTGCCATTTACTGCACCTCCTAAAAAGTCCACTTGACGCTACTACCAGCACCAAAGCGATTAAAGTTAATCGTTTTATTAACAGTATCTACCTCAATAACATCAACTCCATAAGCGCTCACGGTGTCAACAGTTCGGCCCTCGCCAACAGCGATGTCACAAGTTCGTTCAATTGCAGGCACCCCGTTAATAACCTGCTTGGCAGCATCGCGGTGCTCATGTCCAAACACGCAGGCAATCAGCATGCCTTTAGCCTGTTTTGAGAAATCGGCCGTAATATTGACTGGAAAATCAGTGTTATTACCAGTAGTTGTCAACGTTGTTGCATTAGCAAAAGCCTGCAAAATTTGATTCAGAACTTCATGATTAACATCAGTCATCGTCGAATAAGGAGCGTTGTTGTAGAAGCCCTTAAATGGCGAATGATTGAAGATAATAACGTGCCAATCTGCATCTAGCGTGAGTGCTTGAACCAACCATTTAAGTTGCGTCTCTGTGAAAACTGACGCGCTTGCACGCTTGTACTTGATTGTGCCATCAGCGTTGTAGACTTCTGGATTCTCAAAGCCATCAAGACTGATAACCCGGAGCTTGGCACCCTTAAAGTCATAGTAAGAGTACGTGGCCGTTCCCCCTGGCCGATTTTCACCTTGCGCGTACTTCGAGTAACTCATGATGTCGGTCAGTTCAGACAACGTTAGGCAGTCTGTATCCGCATCAAATACTGAACCATCGTCATGGTTGCCCAATGTGATCAGCGCTGGCTTAGAGCCAAAGACCCCGTGAACCGTATCGACAAATTGTTGGTTACGATGAATATTCATGGCCTTTGTTTCGTTACCATTGATATTGTCTCCATTTGCCACAACCAGATCAACATCGTCAGCAATCATACTCAATGACTGGATTTGATCAATGCTCTTAGGCGCCGTTAATTGATAGTCAGCATCACCAATAGCTGCTTCTGAAGTGTGCGTATCTTGCAAATTAAGAATGCGTACCACGCCGTCAGCTTTATTGATCGTCGTTTCATAGCTAGATAGTTGCGCTTCAATATCTGGGCTAACTGCAATCATCCACGGGTTAACTTGGTTCAGTGTGAATTGATCGTCTAAGTCATCTAATCGACCAGTTAAATCTGCGATAATCTTATTTAAATCAGCCTTAGTTGGAATGTCGTTAGCGGCAATTTTATCGGCTAAATCATTAAGTTGATCCTCTGCCAAGGAAACTCGCTGTTTGTAGGTATCTAAGTCCGTGTTGCCATCAGTAATTAATTTGTTGATAGCATTCTGCCATTCAATTAACTTGGCTTGAATAGCCCCATCAGTCTTGCTGATCAACTGTTCAGATTCATCAAGCAACTTTTGCAGTTCAGAACGGAATGGTGCCTTATTAACGAACATGTCAGGATTGCCGTTATAGACATGAAACCAAATATTGAACGTAGTTACCCGTTTACCATCAGCATTTTGCAACCCCAAGAAGCCGTAGAAATAACCTTCCTGTGGGAACATGGTTCCGGGAAGGTTCATCTTCACTCGACCTAAGCCAACAATATCATCGCTAGTTCCCACATAGCTAACTGCTTCACCAGTCTCAGCCGTCACTTGGTCGTTTTCATCAAGGCTACCAACAAAACCAGTCAAAAACGGCACTAGCCCATCTTCAAATCGTTGCGCCAATCCGCGTTCTTTGAACTGGACGACCAATGGAACCTGTTCATCGCCCACTCGGCCGTTGAAGCTATCACTCAAATCAAACGCGTCCGCGGAGTTAATCTTTTGCTTGTACGTATCCAACGTAATCGTACTAATCATTTACTCACCTTCCTCAGTCTCTACTACTTTGCCGTTAACAATTTGAATCGGTACATCATACTTAGTCAGAATATTGACGATAACTTGAACGTTAGCCTCGTAAGTATTTATTTTGCCAGATATATCGTCAAATTTATTTTTAAGATCATCTACTCCAAGCTCATCAGTATCTAGTTTATCCAGGTAGGGCTGTATAATCTCAAAATTAGAGATTAAAGTATTTCGTAAATTACGATTATCGGTGGGCATATTTTTAGAAACTAATTTATCAGCCATTTACATCATCCTTTATCACTGAAACTGTACCATTAGAAATACTTAGCTTGAAAATAGTACCCGTAACACTATCTTTGATCCTAATAGCATCAACCGGCTCTGCATTTATACTATCTAGCTTTTGCTTATCACTAGCACTTAATAACCCTTCTGTTGTGTCTGTAGCAGCTTCATACTCTTTTAAATTGTCGATTTTTTGCTTATCTGCTGCAGACATTAATCCATCTTGCTTGTCCGTTGCGACCACTGGCAAAAGTTTAGTCAAGCCGATAACTGAATCTACCGAAGTCATTGGCCAATATACATTGCCATCGTCATCTTTTAGATAGCGTTTATGCGTCTGGTTGATAACTGACACTTGATACACCTCCATCAATGGTTCTTAAACCAACAAAATGATTTTCAGCATTCCTTAATCCATTGGCCACTGCTTTTAAATCAGTTAAAGACTTGTCATGCTTATTAACCCGATTGTTCAAAGTCAGAGAAATGCTTTTAAGCGCCGCAGCCGTATTATCTAATGTAATCGTCGGTAATGTTGCCGGATTATATGGATTCTGCGTAATCCCAGTAACTGTTACCTCACGTTCTAATCCCATACTGGGAACACGCAAAAACCAACCATCACCTCTAGCAATATTTGTACGCGACAAATACTGTATGGTTAGTTGAATGGTTGGCTCTGTCTGCATATTACCGTCCATATATGATTGCATTGAGGCTTGATCAGTAAAACGCTCATCTGATACGGCAGCCCCACGTTGCAAACCGTATTTTTGAATACTACTCTGATTGTTCCAGATAAACTTAACCAAATACTTTCCTTTTGTGGCGTCATTGCTGCTATCACTGTTATCTGTATCAACTGGTTTTCCATAACACCAACATTGGTTAATCAAACTAGTAGAATCGAATGATAGATGCACAGCATCCGTATTACCGCCATAAACAAACATATTACCCGTATCATGGCGGAATGTATCTCGTGAGCAAAAGTGAATCATCAAGTTGTCTGGTATCATTGCTGCCCCAAACTTATCCAAATAACTCGTTAAAAAATCAAGGAAGGAACTATTACCTAAGTTTTCAATTTGAACTTTTTGAAAATCCCCCGTAAAGCCAATTTGCACTCCTTGATCATTATCCGCTACAAAAGCATTACAAGCACTTTGAAAAGTATAAGTAAGCGTACCTGCATTAATATCTTCTTTACGAATATTTTTAAGCGCCTCATACATAACATGAACTGCTTTAACTTGATTAGTCAGTATTCCATTATCAATCGCTGGAACAGCCTGTTGTATGACATACCGTTGACCACCATAAATGATATAATTTTGAACTTGCAACAAATTGAATGCCTGTTCGTATTGTGGTAGTAAACGTGCAGTAAATGATATTTCCATTGATTGGTTTAAAACCCATGCATCCTGAAACGTATCTTGCGCATCATTAATGTTAAGCCGTTCTTCATGGTTGCCTGACCGATCTCTTACTAATAACATTGGATACTTAAACATAGTAGAACGGCGTATCAAAGCTAATATTGGAATCTGTACAGCCAGTTAAAGTAAATTGATTATCACCTAGTTGTAACGAGATAACCCCATGGTTTGTGTCCGATCCACATTGTTGCCCGTTTATAAACGGATTAACACCACTTAATTTCAACTCGTCATTTGCCGTTAAAACACGATTACAGCTGAATGTTTGGCCAGTAGTCGTATTAGTTAATGTTGGTTTTCCGTTGCAATGGATCGTAATGATCAACGGGTGCTGCTTTGTATCCGGTTCAATCATGATATCGCCGATATTTACAACCGTGAATCTATCCATGTTTTGAAAACTATATTGTGGGTCTTGATCCAATCTTAAATTTTGACCAAGTGCCCATAATTCAGAATCAAAGTCCTCAACATCTTGAGTAGTGCCCAGAGATTGACCCAGCCCTGCTGAATTATTAAATGTGACAGTAGCGTAGAAATCTTTTTCATTAGGGTATGTCGGCTTAAAAGTCTTAGTCTTTACACGAAATTTAATTCCAGGATGATTACTAAATGTAATCCAGAATTCATCGCGTGCATACAAGAAGCGTTCCAGTGCTTGATAGCCTAGCGACTGGTCAGCTTCATCGATGCCAAACGAATAAAACTGGCAAGTAATGTCACGTTGATCATATCGTGAACTCATTAGTGTTTGCCCATCTTGTTGTCCTAGTGCTTGGTAGGTATCAGCCGGATTGACATCCGGTAAAGTTGCGTCATACATATAAACGCCCTGCAAATTCGGCACATCAAAACAAGACACCCAATTAGTTCCGTCCACGCTGATAGCATATTCAATTGGATTGAACGGCAATTTATTATCAGTCTCGCCAAAGCGATAAGCATGGGGCCTATCAGTTCGTGTGGAAAATATTTGCATGATACGCTCCTCCTTTCTATTCTGATTTTGTTGGATTATACTGAAAGCATTAAATAAAGTGAGGTAATGACAATGCCACTATTTGGTAAAAGCAATAGCGACGACAAGCCAAAATTAGTTGAAACAGTTGGTCCAGTTCCAGAAGGATATCATTTTACCGATATTCTACTATCAGAAAAAAGGACCTCATCTGGTATTGGAGCCCAATTAAAAATTGTAAAAGATCTTGAAGAAAAATGTAAACAACATGATTACGATGGATTTGCCAATCTTAAATTCTCCGCAGCAGGCGCCGAAACGGGTACTGAGATTACAGTTTTTGGTTACGCAGATGGAATTAAAGCAAACTGAAAAGCATCCCAGTTGGGGTGCTTTTTATATTTGCCCTTGAACACCTGCTAAGCGAAACTTACTAGCCCCAACTCGCTCATTACTTGCTGAAATCTTTTCGCCGTCTAAATACATATCATTATTCTTATCGCGGATCTCTTCCAGTCGTTCAATAACTCGTTCTAACAATGAATTATTAAGTTGCTCAGGTTCGTTGCCTTGTGTGTTACGTACTTGTGGCAAGTGAGCCACATGATTAGGTTCAGTTGCATTACGTAATTGCGGTTGTTCTTGTATTGTGCGTTCATAAGCATCATTCAACAATTGCATTGCATTACTTCTACGCGGATTAACAACAAACTCGTCACCATCTTCTGCAATTGTCGCAAGTTGTGGTGTTAAAGGATGACCACCAGTAGCAAATGAGCTTAACCGACGACTACCTTGTGGACCACTATGCAGCCAATCAACCTTTGGAACACCCCAAATAACGGTGTGTCCAATACTGTTTCGCCAATCGGAGTTATTGAAGAAAGCTAGTAGCTCATCGAGCGGATTCATCCTATTGGTATGGTCTGGCATCGCAAAGGCACCAAATGTCCCTGGTGTGAATTGTAGAATCCCACCAGCTTCATTACCGCCGCTATTGCCATCGTGAATAGTTTGAATCACAGACTTACCACCAGATTCACTCATGATAGTTGCTTGCAAAAGCTCACTGAAACCTGCCGGAAGACTATCAATGTGCATCATCTTAGCAGCTTTTTCAATTAAACCCGGGTTGTAATGACCGGCTTTACCGTCAGATACTTCCAGTGTTTTTTTGGTGCTATTTAACATTTCATTGAACTTATCCACTGCTATGCTTGATAGCTTGCTAATGGTGCCGCTAGCTAAGTCGCCAAAACTAGCTGCCCCTTTAAATAAGCCATCAGTAGCTTTATGAAGTAGCTTGGAGATATTACCGAGCGGATCTTTGAGGAACTTCTCAACAGCCTCGGCCTTGTCACCAATCCATGAGCCAATGTCAGATAGCTTACCCTTAGTCCAATTAATCGCATTGCCAACAATACCGCCGTGTGCATAATGATCAACACCAGCAGAAGCCATAATAGAAGCTGTTTCATCGCCATTGTATACTCGTGTACCAACTGGCAAAGGTAGCACTGCATTACGTTGATGCGTCATCTTGAGTTCACCAGAAGGTAGTTGTAACAGTTCCTTCCAGTTCTGACCGGCACCATCGTTAACCATCGATAGACGAGTATGCACGACACCACCTTGGGCAAACTTAACTGGCTCTAAATGGCGAATACTGGTTTTATGACCAGTGAAGAATTTCCAAACCGAATCAATCGCATCTACACCGGCATTAATAACGCTCAAAACACCGTTAATACCATCTTGGGCGGCCTGTTTAATACCTTTCCAGATATTCTTGAAGAAGTCACCAAGCCCTTGCCACATACCATGCCAAACGGTGCTAATTGCATCTAATACTGATGAAATTATATCGTGCATGCCATTCATGTAAGCTTTAATCGCTTGCGATAGGGCTTTCCAAATGTCTGAAAAAATATTTTTGATATCTCTCCAGACTTTGCTCCAGTTGCCATGAATAATATCAAGAACAGTTTGAATTACGTCAGAAATGACATTCATTGCCCCGATAATTAGTGGCTTAATCACATTCCAAACAGATTTGACTACCGTACTAATAACATTCCAAGCAGCTTTCCAGATTGCTTTGATAATATCCATTCCGGCTGATATAAGGCCTTTAATCACAGCCATGCCTATATCAATAATTGGCTTAATAATCGCCCAAGTTTCTTTTACTTCAAGTGATAGATAACCCCAGGCAACCTTCCAGAGTGCGCTTACCACAGCCATGCCAAGCTTGAGAACTTGCTGGACCATCTTAATCCCAGCCGAAACCACTGGTTCGATCTCTTTCCAGACTGACTGAATAGATTTAACCGCCGCTTTGAAGAAAGGTCCGAATGTCTTTTTGATCCACGTTACAGCATTACCAAGCCACTTAGTAGCATCCTTATACCAATCTTTGATTGTATCAACAAGCCCATTTACGAACTCACGGAACTTTTTATTATGCTTATACAACTCAACTAAAGCTAACACGATTGCCGCAATAGCTGTAATCCAGATGGTGAACGGCACTGCCTTTAGTGCTTTGCCAAAAGCTGGAAATACACCGGTACCTTCTTTTATAGAACCGCTAAATGCCGATATTGCTTCAGAACCAGTTTTAAATGCAGTCGTCTTTTTTAAAACAACCGTCATATCTTGAAATTCCTTAACAAATTCAGTAATCTTCTTCACAGCAAATGCAGCAACCAGAATTTTGCCAAAGCCTTGAATTGCACTCTTGTGTTTCAAAATGCTATCTAAAGCAGATTCGACCTGCTTCAGTGGATCATTAGTTTTTTTAGCATTATCGCTGACTAAGCCAAAGGCATCTGCAATACCTTTGAACATGCCACTGATAGTAGACCAGATAGACTTGGTTAGGATGACCATGATTGAAGTCAAACTCTCAATAATGGCATTAATATCTTTTTGGTGCGCGGCGATATACCCAATTAAGCCAGATGCTTTGCCAGCCATAAATGCTAATCCTTCACCAACAGAATGGGCTAACGCAGTCATGTCCTTAGATTGCAACAAGTTTCTAACGGACTCTAAACCAGATGTCTTAGTATCCACCAGTGGTTGCATCAGGGTTGATTTAATCCCCGTCCAGCTACCCTTAATCTGAGCCATGACCCCTTCACCAGTTTTACCAAAATCTGCAAAAACTTGTTTGGAATTATTTCCAATTTTGGAGATGGCCGTTTCAAATTCGCTTGAAGATACTTTGCCATCAGCAACCGCTTTTTTCAATTGGCTTTGACTCATGTCTAAGGCAGCTGCAAGTTGCTTAGGCAAAGCCGGGGCCTCGGCAGTCATCCGAGTAAATGCCATACTGGTTAACTTGCCTTGTGATTCAATCTTTTTAAATGAACCTGTCAAGCCATCCGCAGTCTCCACACCTTTACCAGAAGCTACCGCTAAGGCAGTTACCCCAGTAGTCAACGCTTCAGTGTCTTTCACATTATCTGTAAATCCATAAAATTGCTTCTGGATATTCTTGATATCGCCCGCCGCAAAACCAGTTTCATTCCGCAAAGTCACCATGTTGCCAGATAGATCTTTAATCTTATTCTGAGGCACATCCATAGCTGACCAAGCCCGAACGGTTTGCTCACCAGATTCGGCTAGTTCTAATCCATCTTTAGCTGACTCGATTAACTTGCTCCCCAAAGAAGCAATCCCATTCGAAACAATGTTTCCAGCAAATGTACCAACTAATACACTTCTCAGACTACTAGTTTTTTGAGTCGTTTCTTCAGTTTTAGTAGTCAAAGACTTAATTGGTGCTGATACCTTGTCTTCAACTTCCAATGCCGTCCGCTTAGTTTCAGGAATCTTTGACAAAAATTTTTCAAAATCAATTATCTTGCCATCATTAACGTTAGCTGTCAGATCTGTCTTGACCTTTCGCGGAACTTTATCCAAAATAGCGTCAAAGTTCTTGATGCCAGCATCATTGGCCTGTGCCAAAATTTCAGTCTTAACGTCTTTTGGGATCTTTCCCAGCAGTGAAACTTGTTCTTTGGCTTTAGCTACTGCATCAGTCGTATTGACTTTGACATCAGCATCAGTTGTCTTCGGAATATCCCCTAAGCCATCCTTTACCTTCTTGGCATCATCAATAGCTTTTTGTGCATTACTTGTTACATCAACTTTAGTATCTTTGGGAATTGAATTCATTGATGACTTTAGTTCTTTAGCGTCAGTGACTATCTTTTGAACCGAATCAGCACCGCTGGTTCCTAATGTTCTATATGCGTCTTCCAGTGCTTTCGTTGGATTCACTGATCCATTAACTAAGCTCTGGGCATCCGTTAACATTTGCTTAACACGCGTCAATGGAGCCGTGACATCATCCACAAACGACCAACGAACCTTATCATCAACTACATAATCTGCGCCCACTAGTCGCCACCTCCATTACCGTGCATTAATTGATACAGTGCCATCGTCTGTTCATTTTTATTCTGCTGCTGTTTGATGAAATACGGGTCAAACTGTCGTTTTATCTGCGATTCTTGTCGCTTCAAATTCTCTGTTATTTCTTGGTCGTACTGTTGGTTCTTCTCACCGTCCGCAATAAGAACCGGTCTAGTAAAACTAGCAGCTTGCCTCTGTGCATGTAAATCATCAATTCTAGCCAGCAATGCTCCTTTGAGCATGGCATTATATTCTGAGACTGTTAAATCATAAAAAGCATTAATATCAGTAATGCCGATATAACGACGAGCGCCTTCTAACCATTGACTGAGGCTGTCTGACTGTTTGCTACTGGTGCTGTCATTTTGTCGAAAGCGTTCTCCGCTTCGTTGATCTGATCGAGGCCAACTTGAATCCCGGTCTTCTGCGTTGCTGCCCGTTGATCGTCTTGGTCGGCCAAGGCGTCGAGCTGTGCTTGCAAGACGGTTCGCAATTGATCGTTGCGCTTCTTCCAGGCTTTGGCCTTGATCTTGAAAAAACCACTATTATTTAATGCATTGACTGCATCTTTAAAGGCGGTTTCTTCGGAATCAGTATCCTTGAATACTTGATCATCCAAAGCGTCATACAAATCACTGTCGCTTGGGTGATCACTTGCTAGTGCCGCTTCATAGAATGCTAACAAAGCATCTGGATCAGATTGTACCAATCCAGTAATTAGGTTTGAAAATCCAGACTTATCTTGCTCATCACCCATCTTTTTACCTAGTACCGACCGAAAGCGAAAATTGATAACTGGTGTTAATGACTTACCGTTAATATTTAAAGATTGCATAATTTAAAATCCTTTCTTTCTTAAAAAGTTACTTACCTGTATTAGCTGAACCATTACTTGCTGTGTTATCAGATGGCTGTGATTCATCAGGGATATTAGTCGTCGCACTGTTGTCGCCAACATCTTGACCATGACTGAAGGCATATAGGGCTTTGTCCAACACATCAAATGAACCATCAACTAAGTCAGCTTCTGTAACCCGAGCTGGCTTACCATCTTCATCATCAACGGCTTCGCCTTGCACCTCAAACGTTGCATTTGATTGCGTAATAGCACCAATGCCTTCAGTGATTGGTAGTTGTGGTACAAGGCATTGCGAATACTCAGCTTCTGCACTTCGATTAGGCTTAGTACCTTGTAACGTATTAAAGTCAACACGCCATAAATGAATCACTTCGCCTTTTGACCAAGCATCATTTAATTCACGATATAGGCTGTCATTTTGGGTATAAACCAAATTAACAACTCGTTGCTGTGTTTTAGCACCCAACGATTTCAACGTGACCGTTTTGGTTTGGACGTTTGAAGCCGTCCGTGTGTTCGTCCCAGAACTAGCACCTTGTAGGCCCATTACCTCTGGTTTACGTGATTTTGGCCAGCTATCACGCTTCCAAAAGTACATAAATTTATCGGCAAATTTTGGACTGATAACTTCTGTTGTTGTTCCAATTCCTGTTGGCATATTTCTGCCCCTTTCTAAATAAAAAGACGCCTAAGCGTCAGTAAGTGATTAAGTAATTAACTTGATAGTCTACAAGAATCGGCACATGAAATAAGGTCCGATCTTGTAGTGAATTGTCGGTAAGAATCCGACTAGAATAATGCAGCGCCATGAAGGGATAATTCTGACCAACTAATGATTTCAACCGATCTGTGATAGCTTGCTGTAAGTTCAGTGCATCACCGTATAAATCATGATCTACGTACAAATCAGCATGCAAGGTTAGCTGATCCTGGCTGATAAACTTTAACTGACTAGTATCTGTAACATTATCAAGTTGCAAAGTAACTTGCGGAAATGTCAAATTATCTTCTTCATCACTCGGTAGTAAGACCAGCAGATTAAGACCAGTTAAAGACGCTTGGGCACTTAATAATAGGTCTACGACCGGATATATTGGTTCCACAGCTACGCCTCCTTAATGGCTTGTTTAAGAGCTTCCCTGACGGTCTCGTTCAGCTTGCTACCAATTTCATCACCAGCAGGCTTCATAAATGGCTGTGCAGGCATTCTACCATCCTTCGTGCCGAACTCAACAGCTTGACCGTATTCATAATCTTGCTTCGTCATTGCTTCTGGTGCAATTTCAGTCTGCATTCCTTCTGAATTGTCATGTGCATCAATACTTCGCATTAAATTTCCTGTAGGTTTGTATCCTGATTTTTTGCCACCAACATTGGCACGCTCAATTTCTCGAGCTTTCTTCTGCACATCAACACCTACATTATGAATAACTTTCTTAGCATTTGTATCTAGTGCATATTGCAGTCGTTGTAAGCGCGTAACGCCTTGCCCACTGCTAACCTTCGCCATGGTATGCATTAATTGATTAATAGGGCTCGACCAACTGTCTGTCATACTAAACCTAACTGTTGGGATATGCTCATTATCAGTTGACATCTAGTCACCCCCAACTTGCTTTTTATCAACAATGATATAAAAATCCGTTCGATATTGGTGATAGGCTACTTTAGTAATTGCATAACTTGGCGCAAACGTTTTGAGACTCATACCAGATAGGCCAATACTGTCAGCGGCATGCTCACCCATTACTCGAACAATTCTAGCGTCCGCATATACTTTGCCAAAAACAGTCATCTGTCGTTGAGCACCCATCTGATTAACTCGTGCATCCGCAATCATTTCAAGCAAAGTTGGCTCAGCTTTACGATTTAATGAACCCGCTGACGTTGAAGTTTTGTTAGCCAACAGATAGGCCCTTTCAATTTTCAATCCCAGGTCACCACCGATCCTAACCGGTTAGCACCAGACTGATTGTCTACATACTTATTTAGTAACGTAGCGAATGGTTTCATGTCGTCATCTGAAAAAGTAAAAGATAGTCCTTCTTCTGATGTAGCCGTAGTTCCCTCTGCACCTTCTTGGACAAACTTAGACGCAGCCATCTTGCGCACGACTCCATCTAATTGTTGTGGTACCTCAGCCTGGTTAATATAAATGCCAATTGCATCTAATGCGTCACCAATATAAAGTTCCAGCTTATCATCAAGAACATTGTCATCATCTTTTAAATCACGCATCAGTTTTATCCCATGCAGTAAAGATTTAATTCGTTCAGTTCGCTCTTCATCATTCATAAAAAGCCCTCCGTGAACTACTTTCCTGAACCTGTCGTTGTACTACTTGCGGCACCAGATCCTGAGGTATTTGTAGTGGTTGTCGCCCCTGCGGTCGTATCTAATACATAAACCGAATCAGCCTGTTCAAATGAAGGCAAAGACATCATAGATACTTTAGTTTCAACATTCACTGGGTCAGTTTTCGTAGTCGTTGTAACTGCGACACCGGTATCAACAATACGAACTTGTGCCGCATTGGAAGATAACAGGTCTGCTTCTTCTGGGGTCGTCCCAAAATGCGTATTACCAAGATCAACAGCTGGCATAAAGACGGCTTTACCGTCTGGAATAAACTTAACTAATTTACCATCCGGACCAAGGTACCCTTTATCATAAATAGCAAAACTCAAGCCATATTCATCTTCCAGGTAAGTCATAATAACGGACTTGGGTAATACCACATTAGTCTTACTTGCAGAACTAGCCAGCAAAGTAGACTTAATAGCATCATTACTTGCAAGTGTATTCCAAGTTACCCGGTTCATAACAACACGTGAGATTGTGGCTCCCGTTTTATTACCAATTTGTGTCGTAATCCGATCAAAGTCTTCAAATGGATTACCCTTGGCATCCCCCCAAGCAACCTTGGAGGCACCAATATTTTCAGTTGGCATATCGTAGTCAATAGTCATATCAACACCATTCCCAGTCACCTTAGCTTTACCGGTTGTCAAAGCTTCCATCCGGATAATCTCACGCCGCAATGCAGCGCCCTTAATCAACTCGATGTCATCATCGAAAATATGAGCAATAATCGTATCACGTAGTGTTTGGTCAGCACTATTGCCTAGCATTAATAACTGCTGACGTAACTTTTCATCAACATATTTAGATTCCTTGAAGAAAGCCATATCCTGAGTTAACTTGCTTAGCCCCTTACGTCCCCGTGGTACAACATTAGTATCGAGTGCTGATGGTGCTAAAGCAACGGGTGCTCCGGTTGCACCTTTCAACCAGTCCATCGTCATACCTACTTGACGAACATTTGGAAAAATAGTTTCACCAAAATATGGCGCTTCTTGCTGCGCAATTGTTTCCCAATATGCGGCAATATTAGTTGCATTTACTAAATCAAAAATATTCATTATTTATCAGTCCTCCTATGGTCGATTGAAGAATGTAACTTTACCAGCTAATGCTGCTTTAGCATCGGCTGAAACATCTCCGCTAGCAATACGAGCAGTATTAATAAAGCCAAAAATAATGACTGTACCAGTCGCATTACCAGCTGTAACATCTACATCATGCTCTAATACACCTTGTGCTTTGGCATCTTGTCCTACTGACAATACAGCTTGTGAATCGTCTAAAAACGAACTAGCACCACCAACTACCGTCCCAGCCGGAATAACTTTCCGGCCAAAACTGTTAGGCGTTACACCATTTGCACTAATCAGTCCAGGCAACGCTACCTTCTGTTGTACATTCCCCAGCACTTGGGTTTCTGAAATAAAATCACGTTTAATCGTCATTGATTAAACCTCCTTATTTTTTATGACCAAAGAAATCACTTGCAGGCTTCTTTGGATGTGCCATTGCAGCTAACTCTTGCGCGAATTTAGTATCTTCACGATCATTGCCGTTATTTACAGTTTGGCCTGGAGTTTGTTTACCCTTCAAGCGTTCCTCAACACCAGCTTGAACGGCTTTATTAAAAGCTTTTCCAAAGTTTTCGACATGTTGTGCGCGCTTATCAGTATCGACATCGTTCAGCACTTCTGCAAAATCTTCTGGTAAGTTTTCCTTAGCCAGCAAATCGCGTGTTGCATTAATTGATTCACGACGATTCAATTCAGATTCACGCTTGTCTAACTCAGCTTGACGGGCTTTCTGATCTGCTGATTCGCGTTGCTCTGCAGTCATTTTGGCACGGCTTTCACCATCTTGGCGTGCTTGCTCCAATAGATCTGGAAGAGACTTCTTTTTAAAATCATCAATAGCGCTTGAAATTAACCCCCGGACCTCTTTACGGTCAAACTGCTTGCCGGTACCTTGAGACCCATTTTCACCATTGTTATCCTTATTTCCACCATCACCATTACCATTTTGAGAATTATTAGCTGACTCGGCATCTGCCTCATTACCACTGCCAGGTACTGGTTCAGCGAAGTACTGTAAATTCATTGGTAATAATCGTTTAAACATAAAAATTCCTCCTAAAATACTTTCTAAGTGGTATAACTGTCAGCTGTTCTTTAACGCCCGCTGCCGAAAAAAGGGCAAATTAAAAGACCACTCACATAATTTAAGTGGCCCTAATCCAATCCATAATTCTTTGGCATTTGACTAAAATCAACACTGTAATCATTATCAGCGACTTCAATAATTGTGCACTGACAATTAGGATGAAATGGTGGCAGTGTCACACCTTCGCTAGCTTCTTCAATATTATATTCCGTCCCGTCCAGCGCCTCACATTCCTCACACGTCGTTACTGATAGAGCTGCTTCAATTTGATAACGCTTGACGCTTCGTTGACCAAAATCATCAATTAATTGTCTTGATAGCTCACCACTTGATTCAGTTCTAAGAATGCGTTCTGCACGTCCTTCCGACGCGCCAAGTTTAGTTGCAATCTCTTTGCTGAAATCCTGCGGCTTATAGTGATTCTTCAATACATCGTCTACTTGATCGTCTAACTGACGCATTAACGCGGACTTCTCTTTATAGATTCGATCCTGCCAAGAAGCTCCCTGCCAGCCCTGATGATTATCACCCACAATTTTTTGCACCGCTATGTCTGACTTATGCCTTGAATACACAGCACGATCCGGTTGCGGATTTACTAGTGGTGCCCGGTCAATATGATTTAGATTACTTTGAATAACTTGTTTTTGATCTATAGCCAGCTGGGTAGCGATTAGGTTAACTCGCTGCTTAGCCACATCACCATAAGTCTTAACTCGTTCATCTCTAAATGTTTGATTAACGAATGGGCGTTCATCAATAGCGGCAGACACGGCTAATTTGGCAATATCGTCCATCAGCTCCTGTATTTGGGCTTTGGCGGCTGGAGCTGACCAATTAACCTCATCAGCAATAAAGGTGCTTAGAACGTCCACAATTTCATTATTAGCGTGTTTAAATAATTCATTCAATTTTTTTACACGTTTGTCGTTCTCACCATAAACACGTTGTGCCAGTTGCAGAACAGCCTTTCGTTCCATTAACTAGCACCACCTTGCTGTGCCTGTCGCTGTTTAACAATGGCCTGTGCTAAAGTGACCTGTTGTTCCTCACCAACTGATTGAGCTCCTGTTGGCTGTGACTCATCAGGTTCAGCAGTATGAGGTTCTACTTGACGTTCAGTTTCGTTAGATGGCTTATTAAATGTATCAGGGTAGTCGCCTGGCATGGTCATTGTTGGTTCAGATTCAGCTTGTGCATTCATTCGTGACTGTTCCTCATCCGGTTTAATACCAGTTACAGCTTGTGCCATCTCCCATAATGTCTGTTGACTGAACTCACCCGTTTGAGAAAGCTTCTGCACATTATCAACAATCTCAGTATCATTCTTGGGCAAGTTAGGCGTAAACACAGGCGTAACGTTTTCAATCAAATTAGAATCTTTGATTTTTCCGAGTGTATACCAGTAGTTTCCCAATAATCGCAAGCGACGCATTAGACCACGAGCATACAGTTCTTGTTGAGTAGCGCGTTCCTGGTCACTGCCCCATAACTTATATGACATTGCTACACCTGAAGCATTACTGGCAAAGTTCTCATCTGCTACATTGGGTGAATTGGTAAACTTATGCATATTGTCATTGAGCGTCTTAACGTATGCATTCCAAGCATCGATAGGTAAATTCTTAGTCAGATACTGAACAGAAGGTTGAATAACATTATCGCTGTTCATCCCCTGTGCCCGTGCAGGCTTAAGCCACATATAACGATTGCTTCCATCAACGTCTGGATGAGTCTTGGGTTTCCCACTGGAATCAGTACCAAAGTCAAACTCACCCGTAATTACTAACGTGGCATTGCTAAAATCTTCCTCACTGTTAGCCATCTCAGAGATTGCTTTATCATAAGCATCGAAGTTATCCATTTCACCTTCCCAGTCGCCGAGTCTTTCATCATTGTTAACGTACTCAGTGACGGGCACACCACCAAAGTAATGTTCCTCGTAGTTGTCCGGATTACTATCATCGAAAGTCAATTGTGAATTAGGATAGCCGTTAGGTTCATATCGAATCGTATGATCATCTGTATAGACTTCAACATACCATACTGGAGTTTCATCATCCTCAACATAGTAATAATGCACAGCAAATAGTGAGTGCTGCTCTGGATCAGTGTCATAAACAACAAATGTTTCACTTGGATCTAAAGCCATGACATATAAGTCTGTTGTGTCACGTTTGACATACTCTAATTCATAAGCACGACCAGTTACGGATAGATTTTTCTTCATCACTTTCTCGTGATAAGCTTCATTGGTCCGCTGATTAAATTCATCAATGGCAGTATTGACTTCATCCCGATTGGTGTCCGTCTGACTTGAATCGTCATTGTATTGGAAACGAATTGGATTTCCAAAGGTATATCCAACCCGCATATTCGTAATATATTTTGGCATCTCATTAGCAATCCGGTTATCAGCACGATTAGTTGCTTTACCGGACTGCCAAAACTTAATATCATTCACACCAATGTAATAACGTTGCATAGTTAAAATACGTTTTAACTGATGTGTAAAATGTCGATTGATAAAACGACTGACTACAACGCCCAGCACGTTAGGGTCATTCTTAATAGACTCAAATTTATCTGCATTCATTTTGAATACCCGGTTAGCATCTTGATCAAACCGTGGACCATTCAGCATTTTTACATCCGCATTCTTGGGATAAAACGCCCATGGTGTCATGATTGTGGGTGCATTTGCATCGTTTACCATGATTCATCATCTCCTTAAATACCAAAGTTTCTAAGCGTATTAGCTTGGACAGAATGATTATTAGTTTGGTTTATCCGCATCATTCTCATCTGTGAAGCAACTGCATACCGCATAGCATCCATAACATCATCATTCTGCTTCACAGGCTCGCCAGTCTTCTCGTCCCAAACATATTGATAAACTTCATCTAAGAAATAATGATAACCATCTTGACCGGTACTAAACTGACGATTATCAATTGCCTCTTTGGCAACAAAAAAGTGGCTAGCTTTCATCAAACTTGCCACATTCTCTACGCCGGTCAACCGACTTTTATACCCATTAATTGCATTGATTCCATGTTCGCTAAATGCTGCAACATGTTCTGGCCGGGCACTATCGCAGTAAAAAGGGATCCGCTGCCCATATCGTTCCTGAATACCTGATGCTACACTCAACCAATAGTCAATTTCACGGAACTGCTGCGTATGCTCCTCAAGTAAATACCAAGTGTCATCTTCACTGACACCAAACACTACAATGGAACCCTTATGTTCATATCCCCAATCGACGCCAACAACGTAGCTCAGTCCGCTCGGGATCATATCATTTGAAACAATCATCTTACGCTCGTCAAAATCACGATACACGGCACCTTCACCACTAACCCACAGTCCTAATATTGACCGATCGTAAAACATGCCGCTAGGCGTTGTTTCCTTTTTCGTCTGGATATAATCATCATCTAGAAAAGTATTATCAGTTAGTACAAAATGATTGCTGATAATACTCTTAGAATGGCCGGGATTATCAATATAATTTCGTTTAAGCCAATGTGTTGGAATGTCAGGGTTAGTATCACAAATAATGCGCTTAGAGCCCTTAGAACAGCGGTCACGGATTTCATTAAACACTTCTTCATTGGCAAGACTGGCTTCGTTAATATATGCCCCCCATGCCGTCATACCACGAATAGCCCCAAGGCCGCTAATTGAACCGGTATACGCCTGAACGACCGTGACACCATATAAATTAAAGTTGCCATAACGGTCAAACTTAAAATCAATTCCGAAATCATTGGCTAATGGATTCAGCACATTATTCCAGATTGTTTTACTAGATACCCCAGCAAGAATATAAAGAGGATTATCATAGCCTTGTTGGCTTGCTAATTTAGCAGTCTGTTTCAATTCATAAAGGAACAGGTAGTTATCAACGATTGTCTTACCAGATCGAACAGCTCCATAATTAACCATTAATTTCCATTCAGAGTTAAAAAGCCCTTGACGTAGCACTGTCTGCTGTTTGTCGGTTAATATTTGATTTAGTATGTTTTGCTTTTTATTCATCCTTAAGTATCGCCTTCAACCCTTCCAAATACTCATCAGTCTTAACTTGTCGATTATCCGTACCACCTCGTAGCAATTTAGCCTTAGACTCAGCAATATCCGCATCAGCGTTAGCCTTCCTGATTTGTGCCTCCCGAAGTTCATCATTACCATCCGCCGAGCCAAATCCAGCCATGGTTAGAATCGTTGTATTTGCTTGTAAGCGTACCATCTCAGACTTGGCATTTAAGGATAGCTGGTGTAACTGTTTGACTGCATCCGGCACATAACCATCCAATGCGATATGGCGGTATTCTTGCTGAGCTTTGATAAAGGTTTGGTTCTTCTTCCAATTGGCAAGTGTCTGTCGTGAACGGTTTACCGTTTTGGCGATTTCTTCATCAGTCAGTTCATCTTCAAACAGCATGATAACAGCCTTTTTCCGCCGTTCATCAAGGCTTTGAAAAGCACCATTTTGTAAACTTTTGTATACTGTCATTACATACCACCACACCTCCGTTTTTAAACCAGTCGAAATCGACGGGTTTAGAATTAATCTTTATTTTCCAATTTAAATCCATCACCCTGTGAAGCCTGATATGCCGCCTTAGCTTTATTTTCCAAACAAAAAGCGCCATGCTGTTTAGCACGACGCTTTCTATTCTTGTACCACTTATCTAGCCGAGCATCGGCCTGCACCCATTCGGGTGGCTCGTACCCGTATTTGCTGTGAATCATTACTGCCATGACGTCACTCCCGAATTTATGTATCAAAAAAACTCCCGCCGACAAGTGAGAGCTGTTTGTAATATTGCTTTTATGGTATACACCGTTGCCATAAAATTACTACAAAGAAAATTACTTTTCCCCTTAAATTTAAAATCATATGTATTAATCATAAAAATTAAAGCCTCCCGTAGTTTGACGAGAGGCCGTAATCAATTTACTATGTTTTGATCTAACTCCTTTTTTATATCATTTTGATTCAATAATGCAACACTCGGGTTCTTCGAGACTATCTTGTCGATTACTTCTTTACCAAGTTTTGCAGAATAAATTGGTAACTCGTTCATAAACATATCTTTTTTTGTATTATAAGTCTCAATAATCAATGGAAAAAGTAACGAATAGATGTAAAGAACTGCGTTTTCAACCTTACCTTCTGAAGAATAATAAGTTGTAATATTCGACCCATTGTTAGTTAACTTAATTGTTTTTTCCTCATCAAAGCTAACTTCAACAGTATCATATACAGGTACTTCTCTTACATTTTTCATACCAGTATTTGCATTGGAAATATTTTTATCTTCCTTCTTCATTTTTAGTTCAATCTGTACACCCGTGAATTTGTAACCGAGTGAAATAAACGCCTTTGTTACAAACATTTTTGATAGTCTTTGTGCATTACCTGTTATCTTATTTGGATATTCTAAATTTGGAACGCTTAAGCTAAGATCATCATCTTGCAAAGTCCCGACAAATCCTTCTATATCAGCAACACTAACTAATTTTGTGATATTTCTTTTAACAGAATCATTCACAAAAAAAAGCCACGTAAAAATTTGTCGATCAAGACGACTTATTTCCAACCCTGACTTGGTTGTTTCAGTTATCAACTTTAGACAACGCCTAAAATAAGTATCATTCCCTGTAAAGATTAAACAGTAGCATCCGCCCATTGCAGATAAGAACATTACAGTAATGTTCTTTTTATCGACTCTTTTATCTTTCGGTAAAATATTCATTCTTGTCTTGTCATACTTTTGTTGACTAGAAATCTCAAGACAGATTTCTGCTTTTAAATACGACACTGGGATTATTTCACCTTCCGGGGAATCATACTGTATACTATTTATTGGCTGTGTCTTATTCCACGAATAATATAGTGTTTTATCAGAATTTGGAAGTGACTCAGCAATCTTTTTAAAATCTTTATTAAAATTAATCTTTTCTTCGATTGTAACTTTACTATTGTTAACTTTTTTTTGTATTTCATCTAAGTTAGACATCTTGGAATCCTTAAAGATTACTGCCCTAATTGTCTCAGACTTTGACATTATACCCCTCCTCAAAGAATAGTTATTTTTAGTTTTTCGCTGTCAACTCGTAATATAACCCATCTTAAACGACTTTTGAAACTAGGTATTATTTCTACATTGCCTTTTTCGGTTGATGTTGGAAAAACTTGAAAATGATACTGTGTATCGATATTGGCGCCATATGTTATCTTTCGAAAAAAATTACTAATTACAATATCACTCTCATGTATTTTTATATTTTCTGCATCTATATCATCCGATACCATTTGTACCAGAAATTTTCCACTCAATTGAAGCTTGATATCTGCATTAGTCAGTCTCAACAACCACAGATGCATACATCTTATTGGTTTCCCCCTAATATTAAACGCCAATGCCTCGATATCCTCTTTTTGTACATCGTTACTAACTTTTAATTTGATTTGTTTTATTTGTTGCTTACTTGTGGCACAAAAATATAGCTTTAAAGTTGATCTCATAAACACGGTTGAAATTAAAAATTCAAAAAAGATAACAAGACTCCAGACCACCAAAGTCGAAATAGTTACTGTTGCTGTTCTAATCCAACTACCATTTTTCTGTGTTGGTTGTATAAAGAAAGAAATTAACTTAGTGATAAAATTATCAGGATTTATAACAATATAACTGCTTGTTAGCCCCACTATGACAGTATTCAGTTTGTCCTCATATTTTTTCAATAATTCTATAAGCTTATTAATCACAGGCTGCACTCCCACAAACTAAAGCTCGCAAAGTTTTACTAATCTCGATTGACTCAGTACCACTTTCAAATGTAACTAGACCCCTTCTATCAATAAAAATTTTCAACTTAGAATTTGGTTCCCTATAAGTTAAACGTTGAATATCATATTCTAGCTCTAATTTTACATATTTAATTGATTCAATAATTTCGATCATATCATTCGATTCAATGAGGGACTGAAACTGATATTCTGCCTCCAAATCATCATCTGCAGGTCCATAATAAATATCAACTAGCTCATAATTATCTAATGAAAATTCACTAATAAGTTCTATATACTTATTAGTGGTGAATATTACTCTTCTAATGTAGTGTTCAACCAAGAATTGACTAAAATTATCATCTGATACACTCAATAAATTATGGTAATCAATAGCAATTGCATTATTACCAACACCAATATAATTCAGATTTAACTGTTTACACATACATACAAACTCGTTCAAAATATTATCTGCTTCTTTTGTTTTGTACCAATAATAAATGACAAAGGCAGTCATATCAGTATTTCCTCCTTTCGATTGATAGCATTCTTCATCTAGTTAGAATAATCTTATATTCCTTTTTTGTAAACAAAAAATTCTAGCAACTAACTAGACTTACTCCACATATTCCTATATATCGCCGGTAGGAATCGAACCTACATCCCATTGTGGCTTGCCAATTAGCCCACAGCGATACTCACATTTAACGGCCGATGTTAAATACGAAGACTAATGCCGGCGGCAGAGAGGAGCACATCACCCCTTATAAATCCGCCGGCTACACAGATAGCTGGATTTGAACCAATATAGACGGTTTTGGAGACCGTTATCTTGCCAATTAGATAATATCTGCTTAATAGACGGGCAATTATATCAACTAATCAAGGAGGCAACACAAACTGTACATCTGTGCCCGTCTAAAGTGGCGATGTGGACTCGAACCACATACAGCATAATAAATACCGTATTTACCTTAATCCGCCACATAAAACGGCTAGAGCTATCAGAAAAACGTTTATTTGTCGCCCTAACCAATTATCGATAATACTAATTTACCACCAATTTATTGCTATGAAGTCCGGCTTGAGTTCGGAAAAAGTTCGGTTAAAGTCCGGTTTGAGTTCGGTTTTGGTAAATATTCAGGTCTTCTAGGTAATAGCTCTGTGCGAACTGCAGCATTGCCAATGGCTTCCAGCGGTCAAAATACTGCGTCTTGCTGTAGCCAATATCCATGTAGCACATCGTGTCGCTGTAACCTTGTAAATATAGCCGATCTAATATCTCCTGGCACTCATGATCACAGCGAGCCATGGCCTGAATAGTCTGTCGGACAATTTGCTCAGCGTACAGGCGGCGTGTAATCCGATCCTCGGCCGAGTTACCAGCTGGGGACGACTTAGGCATGCCATCCATGCTAGGCGATTTTAAATCAGCGACCGAATGGCCGGACGCCCGAACTGCTTGCGGTAACTTCTTATCCAGGAACCGCCGCACCTGTTTAATTGTTTTCTCCTGGTCAATTGGTGGAAAAATTTCATCTGAAATAACTTGCTGTTCGCCCATCATGCGCCCCTCCGCTTTCGTATGCTATAATTAATTTATTCGGAATTAGTTGTAGCGCGGTCAGCATTGGCAGCGCCTTTTATATGTTATACTTACAACGGTCATTCGAGTGGTCCCGTGACTAGTCGCCCTAGTAGGCGGCTTTTTGTTTACTCTCGCGCTCACTCAACTCCATAATGTCAGCAATGAAGTCCTGGCCAATTTGTGCCTGTTGCTCAGTTGTTAGCGCCGCGTTCATTTCCAGGTTGGCAACCGTGGCTTTCATTTGGATTGCTTTGGCGTATTCGGTGTCAGTCATGTTTTCCCTCCACCACATATCCGTCTAGCCATGCACGGGCAAACATGTCACTATGATTAATAATCCAGTCGCCAATATCGCCTTTCTGATATCCATAAACAACTGTTTGGATCATAGCTCTGTAAATTCCGCCACAAATAGGAATTAAGTCACTAAGCCCGTGTTCGGTTACAATGTGCTTAGCAACGTTTTTAGGAATCACCGGCAATTCGGCATACGTCTTCTTGAATACGTCATCTGCAATCGGCCAATGCTCACCATCAATACCAGTCGCAATCCAATCGCCGGCATTGATATATTCCCATCCCTTTAATGTTTCTATCTCATATGGGACTGTCTGGTATTCAAGCGGATCGTCAGAAAGCATATATTCTGTGTCACATCTTACATGATACTTATCAATCATCTCGTTACTTCCATCAAACTGTTCTGCCTCAAGTGGTTGTTTACGATAAAATTTCATTTGTCTTCCTCCTGTTTACGTTTTTCGATAAAAGGTGTAGATATGAATACTTTTCCTAGAAACACTTTAAAATCAGCCTTTCAGCAGTTCCGGGTTCTCGTGCACGTTGCCAATAACCTTTGAACCGTGAGTTTCACCTATAAGGTCAAATCTGCTGATAGTTCCAACTACATCAGCTAAAAATTTACCGTTAGCAAATTTAACAATTGAACGATACTTCCGATTTTCTAAAATATCGCCTTCATAAATTTCTTTGCCGTTAACGTCTTTCAGACCGGTAAACTGTTCAGTATCGTACCGTTTATTGTCTAAGAAATCGCCAAAGCAACACTCGTCATACTCAGCATCTTCGCCATCATCATATTTTACGAACCTGCTCAACGTGTCATAAGCGTCCTGCACATTGTAAAGATAGATTTCGTTTTCCTTGTCCCACGCCCTAAACTTAATCATCGTCGCCATCTCCTTGCGAATAATCAGTACCAAAGTAAGGCTTATCTAAGTGTTCCATCTCAAACAAGGCAATCACAATCCCGTCTTTTGTTTTCGTGTCGCCTTCTTCTTGGCATCCAATAGCATCATTTATTAATCGCCTACGTAACTCTTTCATTTCATCACTCATTTTCAATCCTCCCCGAACGCCCGCTTATTAATGTTGCATGGCTCATATTCCTTGGCCAATTGCTTATTATCCTGTGCTTTAGCTTTATTTGATTCGGCGTGTTCCTTCATACGTCGGTGCTTCCGTTTAATTGTTGAACGCTTCTTAGTGTGTTTAGGCATCTTCGTCCTCCGTGATTTCATCTATTTCTACTCTAGGATTTCGTTTATCAACGGCAAATTCGTCCTGGAATCCTGTGATGTGCTTTCGATTGTCGTTGCCTAAAAGCCCAGCCTTCATAAAGCCGTCCAGCACAAACTTTTTAGCAAACGCGATATTATCCGCATCTTTCCGGTTGTTCTTCGTGTACCACGTAAATTTAAGCTTGCAAGGCCAACTGAATTCTACTCCAGAATTACGACTAGCCCTCGCATATACACTACATAAGGCCGTGTACCGCTTCTTTAGTTTAGCTGCGGCGTATCTGTTGGCCCGTTCAGCCTTGATGTATTCATTCAAGCTAGGTAGTTCGCCCTTGATCACGACTTTACTCATACTTTTGGCACCCGGCTAATGTAGTAGCCACAGACAATGCCATTTGAGTAGCTTGCTTGCCTTATCGATCTAGCTGGGGCGCCAATCTTATCACCTAGCAAATCAACTGTTTGCCCAGTAATAATTTCGTTGGGATTGTCGTACTTTTCAGCACGCCAGTAGCCGTTCCGCAACGGCAAACTGTACTTGTGCACTAGATAGCTAACCCGCTGACTAATATAGCCAGTCTCATCGGTCAACGCCCTTATCGTATGGTTACCATCACGATGAGCACGGCGAATATCTCTAATTTGCTCACGTTCCTCAGCTTGGGTATCTGGTAACATACTAGCTAGGTAGGCCGCATCACTGCGTACCTTAGTCCCAGGCTTAACCAGTCTAACCGGAAACGGCCATTCACCAGATTTGTAGTTATGCTGCGCGAGCTTAAACATTTCCGGTTCGGGCCCCATTGCTAGTGGGTGATCAATATCGGGTAGATCAGCGTTAATTACTAGCACCTGTGTTTCAGTCATGCACTCACCTCCGAAAGCGGAATAATCTTTTTCAACTTCACTAAGCTTTTATCTAACACGATAATTTCCTGCTCACTACGACGTAGAAAGAGTGCTAATACATGATTCTTCTTAACCCGGTAAACAGAGATTTGATTAACCTTGTGTTCTTTTGCAAAATGCTTAGCAACAGTGGTATCTAGCGTATACGCAATCCAATCAGATTCGTTAGGTCGGTGAGCTCGATATAATGTCAGTTTATTGGGCAAATTATCAAAAGCTTTTAACTCACTGGGCTTCATAATGCCAATAGCTTTATTAGGCCGCTGACTTGCAAATAAGGTTTTCCATATTTTTAAATCAGAATACTCGGTATAACTGACCCACAAGGTCGATAAGAAAAACCAGTAACCATAGTCACTTAACTCTGAACTATGTGCACTAAAATATTTAATTGCTGCTGGTGTTCCCTCATAAGCAAGTATTTGCTCAGCAAACAAAGCATCCTTTTGATTCCATTTAAAAGCTGTTGAGATATCATCTATCATGCGCTCACCTCCGTTTGCAATCCTTGTCTAGCTTGCTCTAGATCAATAAAATACTCGGCTGGCTTACCCCAACATTGGGTCAAATCAAAATTTAAGCCATCCCGCTGATATTCAATAATTAAAACCTCGAGTGCAAATAGCTTGTACTCATGAGCGCACACCTCATCTTGCGCACTACCACCGGCCTTTAAATGCCGCTTCATATGCTGCTTAGTCCAATGCAACGCGGCCGGTTCATAGGCATGGTTAGCGGCTAAATTGACTAATTGATTACCCCAATTCATTTAGCTTCCTCCTGACTGTTCATGAGCGCTAGAAAATCCTCGTCACTCATATCGTCCTGCTGGTTATCACTTGAATTTGGCTTAGAAGCCGCCTGAGAAGCGCCGTTTTGCATCCACTTTGGCGTAACTTCTTTACGGCGTGGCTTTGAATAACCACCCGGTTTATTAGCATTAGCCAACCGTTTATCGTGATCAGCGGTTGCTTGTTTAGCCTGTGCCAATGTCGTAATCTTTCGTTGCTGCCAACCCTTGATTACCGCACGCAAATATTTCAAAGCACCACGCGACTGCACATCGTGTTCACCAGCAATTTGAATGGCGTAAGCCACCAATTCAGGTTTAAACGTTGCAAGCCATTCATCAATTTCAGGACGAGCAACCCCGTTCGGAAATCCCCACAGGTTAGTCCAGTCGTTAATGACCTGCTCGCGCGTGACACCCGCGTCATCATCATAAGAGTCAGTATCAGTCAAGTCAGGGTCAGTACTAGTAAGTTCTTTATGTTCTACTGGTTGACCTCCACCTTGCCCAACCGGTTGACCTACTTCATCTAAACCAGTTGGCCTACTTTTATGACTTGTAGTTGGGTTACTGGTTGGGTAACCAGCTGACCTACTATATAAATTAATAATGCGATATTCAGGTGGTTTAACATTTTTCTTGCCTCTAACGTATTTAATTAGTCCTAGTTGCACTAATGAGTTGCGTGCTTTATCGAGGCCGGGTTCGGATAGTCCTGTCAGACTGAGTAATGCCGAATTTTTCATGCGAAACTGAACGTCCAACTTACCTTCGTCGTTCGCATAGTCTAGTAACTCGCGATACAGATTATTTTGGCCGTTAGAGACACTCGCTTCATACATTTTAAAATTACGGTACGCTCGTCGTTGTTTGAAGTAATCCAAATTCGTCCCTCCTTTTTAACTTTCCTTATAAAGGAAAGTTATATATAATTAATATGTTGTTTAAATTCCTATTATTTAAGGAGTGGTCGCTTTGGCCAAATTTTTGAACAATGCTGATCTTAAATAGTTAAACTCACAAACACCTTCAACTCACAAGCCAATGTGATACGATACGTGACGGCTAACACTAGCACCAAATAGTTCATCAATTGCCAATTTATGAGGATCAATTTCAGCATCGTCACTGCAAGATTCCTTTTGGGTCGAACCTTAAGCAGAGTCTGCACTTCTGAGAGAACTTGAGCGGTAAATTGGATGGACTTTTGATTTCTATTTTCTTGAGTTATGCTAATGGCAACCAGCATGGACCGACACACCGAATGTTGTCATAGGCTGTAATAGGCAACCTTGCAAGTTTTAATGTGTCTCTCTATCAAGCGGATCTCCTATTGATTGCTTGATAGAGATTTTTTTATCATTTCATTCATATCAATATCAGGGAAAGCTGTCTTTAAACTTCTTAAAAATTTAACAGATGGCTCGCTAAATGAATCTTCTATCTTTACATAATGCGAATATGAATATCCTAATAAAACAGCCATTTGCTTTTGAGTAAGATTCTTTTTTTCTCGGTATCTTTTTAAATAACTCATCTCGCACCTCCTGTCCTTATTAATGGGCCTCTCACCCGCTCGGTGGATTCAGTCACTGCTGTTCAAGCCAATTCTGTTTAATCAATCCATGAGTAAGTCGTCTGCACTAACGACACTCTCTAACTTTTTGGTACTACGACAATAAGCACAATGTCCGCATTGGATAGGATCTGCTTCGCCTTTAATGACATCTTGAATATGCTGTTGAGATTCCAATACCTGGTCCATAGCATTAGTAAGTCGGTACTCCGGTAAATCAATAGCCTGCTTGTCTGGTGGATCCTGTTTGCTTACTGCCACGATATACGGTTTGCACGTCACGCCAAATTGCTGCTTAATCAACTCTTGATAGACTGACATCTGAAGTGGGTAGTTATACGCATATACAAACGGTTCTTTCTCACGAGTTTCTGGATTCCAATACACCTTGTATATGTCAGCGGTCGTCTTTAGATCAACGAAGTAGCCTTGTTTCAAGTTGAGGCAATCAATCTTGCCCTTCCAGGGATAACCACCGATTTCACCAGTAACAATTACTTCCTTATCGCCTTGATAAAGAAGGTTAAAATCATGGTCGTCAGATAAGGCTTCAATCATGGATTCAGCAATTTTGAAGTCATTTTTGAGCTGGCCTTTGCTTGGGCCCCGGCTTGAAATTGCCTCTGGATGTTCATCAACAAACTTGGCATGAGCTTCCTCACTCTCAAAATAGCTGTGAAGCCAGTTTCCAACGACTAACGCCGTTGAGTTCATATATGGCTCCCATTTACCCTGCAACTCGGCTAGTGCTTCAGCCTCACAGGCCAAAAACTTCTTGAACCATGTTGCTGACATAAATGATTGATCTGTCCAGCGATCGTAATAGTTAGCCGGCGTCAAGGTCTCCGAGGTTGTCGAAGAGGTTTTGCTGGTCGACTTCGCCTTTGACAGGTTCTTGATCATTGCTCGATGCCTCCTTTACAGCCGTTCTAACGGGTTCTTTAGCTGGTTCGGCAGATTCTACCTTCTCGGCTTTATTCTCTGCTACGTCAGCCACCAATGACCTTTTAGTCGGTGTTACGTCTTTTCTATCATCACTCTCATATTCGTTGCTAGTGGTTTCGTTAACTGCTTTTACAAATAAATCGTTGTCTGAGCTTGAATTAATATAGAACTTCGCAGCTCGATTGATGACTGTACGTTTCGCCATCTCTTCTGGGAACTCGTTTTGAACCTTCTTCGTCTTAGCGTGGCTCCAACTGGTGTCGATGTCTTTTTTTGTCATAACCGTGTATGTCCGGTTCCCGTTGATGTCTTCAATCCATGCAAAAGCCCCAATAATTGGCTTGTCTAGGTTCTCAAAGTTTGGTTCAAACTCTTTAACCACGAGTGCGCCGCTGTCGCCACCAATTTTGAATGTATCGTCTTGGTGGACTACCTGTGCTTGAATATCCTTAACGTTTGAAAGACGCTTTACAACACTAATTGAGCCAAAATAGGAACGCTGCATGACTAACTGGTTGCCATAAGGAATGAAATAGCATTGGTTTTTAGCTGGGCTCAATCCTTGAATTGCCATGTTCATCAACGCCTTGATAACTGATCCTTGGTCACACTTATCAAGTAATGGTTGGCCCTTAGACGTATCACTCAAAATCAAGTAAGCACTGTTTAATGCATTCCCTATTGAATAATCAGGTGGTAATGACAAGCCTTCATTATTCTTCATATCCTCAATATTGTTATTAACCATCGTAACTAACTCATTACTCATGCTTCTTCCCCCTCTGATACCCAGTGATAGCCCAGACGTGTCATCATCGTGTCCGTGTCGATGTGTACCAGTAGCTCGTCCCATAGACGGGACTGACCAAACACATCAATCAACCATTGCCAATTAGGTTCCTCACCTTGATCTGGATACAACACACTTACGTCAGTCGAACCAAAAGTGACGATACAAATGGCGCTCAACATATCGGCCTGCATATCAGTCGCCCACTGCTTAAAGTCATTGTTATCGATGTAATCTTGAAACAACTGTGCCTTGTCGAACTCGTCACCATCGTAGCAATAGTTATCTGCGCCAAGTACCCAGTCGCGTGAGTCGTTACTTTGCTGCCAATGCTCATTTAAATCTGCCTGTGCTGGTATCATTTTGCCCACCTCCGTGTCAAACGTTGCCTTAGTGACTGTTTCGGAGTACAATAGAACTCGAAAATAAAATTATTAAGCGTCTTTGCTGCACGGGTACTCCCAATACTCGAGCAGCTTTTTTTGTACTCAAATTTAGGCTTTAGCGATACTTTGCGTACTTCCAATTCGTTCGACCTCCTTAAATGTGCCAAAAAGATTATTCAATTCTTCAATCGTGATTTGCTTGTAAAGCACATTTCCAATCCTGAATGTAAATTTCATTGTCTTCATCTCCTTAAATTCCAAACCAACTAGCAACCTCATGACGCTTGAACCACAATGCCGTTAACGCGCAGCCTACTATTGCTCCTTCAATCATTGCTATTTCCTCCTAGCCATTTTCTTGGTTGACTTTATCGATTACTTCCTGCAATTTATCCATTGGGATACCGGCATACTCAGCTTTCTTAGCCAAATCAGTTATCTCGGCGCTAATCTCTTCTGCATATTCACGTGGATAACGTTCAATGACTAACTGCTGCGCTGGTGTCCGATCATTTGGGTTAATCGCAATAGCGTTCTCAAACTCGGCTTCCATTGCCTCTCGTTCTTGCTGCTCTTTCTTCTGACGCATTAGGGCTGAGAACATATCACCCTTTAGACGCCTGTCATTCTGGAATGACAGCACTCCGAAATTCTCACGAGCAGCAGAATAGCTAAGCCAAAAATCGTTAATTACGTTTGCTAACGACTTCCTTATTTGTGAATCAGTGCTTCTTGATCCACTCTTCAACCGAGACAATTGTCCGGGAGAAACATGCGTCCTATCTGCAATCTGCTGCTGTGTTAGTGTTTTATTTTTGCCTAATGCCAATGACAATTGCTCTGCAAACTTGTTCTTCATACCTACACCTCTGTATTTTGGAAAGGGCTTTATATGGCCTTTCCATGTAATTCACCTATAATTTAAATTAATCGGGATGATCTAATAGGTAATCCATCATCTCAGCTGCTGGAATCTGCCAGCCGTTATGGGTATTCACATAATCAATAAAGCCACCCTGTTCAATATCCAAATCATGGCGATGCTTGGTTAAATATCGTGAGGCTCGTTCGGTTGATTTAGTTCCGTATTTATACCTGGCCAAATCTTTAAGCTTCCAAGTACAAATACCACGCTGTGCTTGCTGCCATGCTTGGAACCTCTCGTATTCTTCTTCGCTAATGAATTGGAATCCCTTTGGAGCCTCATGCCGAATCAATATCGTATCTGACATGTTCGCACCTCCTAATATGAAACTGACATAAGTTGGCTAGCTTGCTCGTTATACTCGGCCGTTACTGCTCGAAATTCAGCATCTAGTGCTTTATCGCTTAGTGCCTCAAACATTACTCTTGGTGTTTCTGGCTTAACCTTTGCTAGTGCATTGATTAATGTAGTTCGTGATAGATGTGTCATTTTGCTGCCTCCTTTGGTTTTGTATAACTTTTGTCAACATCAGGAATAAAAAAAATATCCGTCACTTCAACTCCCAGCTTGTCAGCAATCTTTTTTGCTGTCCTTTTACCAACTGGTTTCTTCCCATTGATAATTGAAGACATATAACTAGGGCCAATGTTAACACGGCTTGACAATGATTTCTGAGTATATCCATGCCATGCCAATAAAACATCGATTTTCTTTTTGCCAACTACATATAGCTGAACCATCCGATTACCTCCTTTCTTAACTTACATTTATATAATACCATCTGTAAAACTTTTGTCAACGTTTTTTATATAAAAGTTTTACAAATCATTTAAGTATTTTTGACTTTTGTTATACTAAAATCATTAGGAGGACTGATATGAATGGATTCAATAACACCGGAAGAGTTCGGAAACTCATTGAAAGAGATTCGTCTGCGGAAACATTTTTCATTGCGACAAGTCTCGCAACAATCTAAAACCGATAGTAAACCTGCAATTTCACCATCTTATTGGTCACTTGTTGAACGTGGAGAAAGGAACATACCTAAAGTAGATACTTTGGTTCGCATGGCTAAAGGGCTGAGAATTACGCGAGAAGAAATTCTTAATCTTGCTGGCCTATCTTCTGCAAACAACAGCATAAACAGTGAATCCTCTGATAATAAAAAACATTACTACGATCTAACGGAAAAAGATGAAAAAAGTATCGATAAGGAACTTGAAGATATGATGAACGGGCTCGATTCCAAACATTCTTTATCATTTTTCCAAAATGGACAAGAGCTATCCGATCAGGACAAAGAACTGCTCAAAGCGTCCATGCGCCAAACATTAGAATTATCCAAACAATTAGCAAAAAGAAAATTCACTCCTAAAAAGTATCGTAATGGAGAGGAATAATAGGAGCTGGTTATATGGAACGGTGGATTGAAGAAGATATTGACCACTTAACCAACAAGTTTGGGATTCAAAGTGCTTTTGATTTGGCGCGTGACTTGGGCATTAACGTGCAATTCAATAACCTTGGTAGCAATATTTACGGCTACAATAATAACTCGCATCGAATCCCAATGATTGTCATTAACAACTCAATTGATGAACGAACTCAAGATGGTGTTTGCTATCATGAGATTTTTCATATACGGCATCACAAGGGATTTAATACGCAGTTTTTTGCGGTAAATACGACAAGTTTTCTATCCGATGTCAACGAAACAGAGGCTAATAGGTTTATGTTGGCCATGTTGAAAGAGGAATATGGTTGGAGCAAACAAGAAGACGTTTTAGACTTCTTAGACTTTTTCAAGTTACCGCACGAACTGGCATCACTATTTTAATTTATATTATTCACCTTAGTTTATTTCATTATCCATTTATAAAAAGGAGAAAAATCATTGAATGCTCAAGAACGTAATTTAAGAAGTAGCCTAACTGCAGAAGAGACTAAACTAATAGAAACAAAGAGATTCTCAATCTGTGATATTGTTTGGAAAAGAACAAATGAAGACTATATAGAATCGCACGATCCCCGAGAAGTTATACGTTATTATGAAGATTTACAAGATTGGCTCCTGATTTTAAATAGTAATAAAGACTACACACGAGCGTGCATGATAGCTATCAGAATCCAATTTATAGATGCTTGTGGCATAGATTGCTACCCTACGAAAGAAAAAAATCAATGGTGTTACTCGGTACCAGAAAATATGGTCATTGTTAATACAGGTTCACAATATCTTGCAAAATCCATTAGATTGTCACGAATCACCGAAAATGATGTGCTAGGATTACTTAAACAAGGCTTCAATGCAATGAGACAAAAGGTGCCGTTCTCATATGTTGATTTAGATTCATTTCAGAAACTCGTATCAATTATTATGAATGATTTAAAAAATAAAAAGAGCTTAAAATGTGAGCTTAATGAGTTTTTCCCCACTTGGGATTATTCTAAGTTAATTGCTAACTTAAAAGCACAACCCGGTTTAATAATAACAGGTGAAGTAGTAGACGAAGACTATCACATTGATTTTAGCAAAATGCCTGCAAATTACGGATTAGAAAATAAATCTCCAAAATTGGCTGAAGAAAAAAACTAAGCATAAATTATGTAGTACCCTAACAAATCATTTTAAAAATAACTAATCAAAATACTTTTAGTTTTAAAATACACTTACTAAAAGGAGAATATTGACCTTTGAAGCTTTTAAATATTATTTTTCCTCCTAATAGTTTCACAATCATTTCTTTTGAAGTTGGAATTATCGGTCTAGCTGAAGGAATAGATTTTTTTACTGGTCTAATAACTCCTCATAAAAAGGAAATATTCTATACATTAATAGTCCTATTTATTATAGCCTTCTTTATAAATATGTTTGTTCAATATAAACGAAAAATAGATAACTTAATTGCAGATAACGAGGAGTTACAAAGTCAGGTTGCAAAAGTTCAAAATACTAATAGTAATTTAACCGAACTATATAATGATGCAAAAAAAGAAAACCAACGTTATGCTGATGAACAGAACCAATTGAAAGAAGAATCTCAAAATAAAGATGCGACTTTCACTTATTTTATATACCAATTAATCGACATAGATACACCAGACCCAAGAACAATCGAATTACTACATCAAATGGCTGTTTTACCTAATAGCGATAGAGAATTAATAAATGCCGGAATTTATGCTCTAGAGCATAAATTACAGGCTCGTAAAGATATTGACGCAATAGAAGCTACGGAGGAAAGTAAGAATGTCTAATCGTGAATTTAAAATTATCAGAATTATATCGGATACTGAATTCATTGTTGACGCTGGCAGCAATGATGGAGTAAAAAATGGAGATAAATTTCAAGTGTTAGATGCAAAATCCAATCCTATTAAGGATATGGATAATAACGTAATTGGCTATTACGGAGCCCAAAAAGAAATATTAACTGCCACTGATGTTCATGATACTTTCTCAATTCTAAAAACACGTTTTGTAAATTCAACATCTAATAAAGAAACATCAATTCAGCAAATGATGAAGTCTAGCACTTTTGCTCCGTTCGTAACTGGTTCTATGCGCACCGACGTTCCAGCTCATTACAAGCGAGCCAATATAGATCCATCTGAAATGGAACCGCTAGAGAAAAGTGATGCCCCTATTCAAAAAGGCGATACTGCACGCAAATTGAGCTAAATCACAAATTAGCCCCTCACCGGGCTTTCACGCGAGCGTAGTTCAACGGTAGAACGGTACTCCTTTGAATTGCTAACTAGATACTAACAGATGCAGGTTCGACCCCTGCCGCTCGCTTTAACCAGAAAGAAGGCTTAATGCTATGGATAGTGAAATTTCAAAATACGAGCTAATTGCCACGATGAAGAAAGATATACAGACATTTATGGACTCAGAATCCATGTTATATCTAAAAAAAGACTCATATTCAACAGAAGAATATGACCGTATGCTTACAGAAGTAAAAGATGATTTGAAAACACGGCTATTGCAAAAATAATTATGAACTCAGTAAATGATAGTCAGCCCTAGCTGACTTCACGCGAGTGTAGTTCAACGGTAGAATGGTTCCTTTAATTCAAATATAGCCTACCTTCCAATGCAGGTTCGACTCCTGCCGCTCACATAGAGATTCTTAACTCAATCAAACACAGGAGAATCACCAATGTTCAACTCTTTAACTTATTTTTTAAAAAGCCTGTCCTCTATTAAGTGGAGCACTGAGCTATTATTTATGGCAATTATATCAGCATTAATTGCATATTTTCTCTATAAAAAGCTTCATCACTAATTGATTACAAACGTGGGTGTAGTTCAACGGCAGAACGGCAACTTCTTATGGGATACCCTTCCTTTATTTCTTATTGCCATGCGGGTTCAACTCCTGCCACTCACATTGACCAGTCAGGATGTCATTAAAAGCTATGAGTTGGGACTACTTATAATTCGGGGAGTTATTATTACTGGGGAATAAATTATATTGGAGGAAACATCAATGAAAAAATACAGTGTTTTATTACTAGCTGGAATAACCGCATTGTCGCTCACCGCATGCGGAACTAATAATAGTTCTAAAACTAATTCCGTTAATAGCTCCAAGGCAGAAAAAGTTTCATCAACAAAATCGACTGATCCGTCAAATGATAAATGGACGTTTAAAGATAATGTTTTCTCAGCCGGAATTGAAACTTATAAATTTACGAAATCGGAAATCCGTGATGGCAGCGAAGACGGAACTAAAATTTTAGTTCTCTATTGTGACGTTACTAACAACTCTAAAAAGGAACAGGATCCTTCAAATATCTATACTGTAGTAAATGCTTATCAAAAAACAGATACAGCAAACAAACAACTTTTGCTCGGCACACCCAAATATGACGATAACGGTAATGATCCAATACAAAAATACGAAGATGGCCTAAATGATAAATTGTTGCCAGGGAAAACAACGCAGGCGGCGGTTATGTTCAAGTTAGAGAACAAAAATGATGTAACGGTCAAATTCAATAACGCCAATTTCCAAACTATTGGGACAAAAACATATTCTGTAAATTAAAATATTGGCTTGATTCTAACCGTAATAAACCATGTAAAGACTGGAGAATTTGTTATGAAAAAGATGAGTATTGGTTTTATAGCCATTATAGCTATAATTTTCACACTGGCTGGTTGTGGAAACAAAAAGCCTGATTATACTGCTTCAACAGCAGAATCAGCATTAAATGCTAATAAAGATATTGAGGGAAAAACCGTTCAATTCAAGATCAATAAAGTTGTTCCAAATAGCGCATTTGGTTATAACCTTGAAACTGGCAAGCACTTGAATTTCGTAAGTTCTGAAAATCCCAAGGTGAATAAAGGTGAAACAGTTACGGTAAAAGTTAAGAAGGCTAGCTCATCTGTGGGTTCTTGGGTTATATCATACACAAATCTCAAAAAAGATTAACCGTAAATAATTGGCCCTTAGTTGGGCTTTCACGCGAGCGTAGTTCAACGGTAGAACGGTGCTCCTTTGAATTGCTAACTAGATACTAACAGATGTAGGTTCGACTCCTGCCGCTCGCATTGTAACAAATAACCCATACTACCGCTTACTTTAGTACGTACATCACGTGGGCGTAATTCAATGGTAGAATAACGATTTCAGCCCTTCTCTCTCGTTTGAAATTGTTATGTAGGTTCAATCCCTGCCACCCACTTTTAAAAGAAAGAAGGTAAGATTATGGATAAAGATATGTCGAAATACGAACTCATAGATAACATTACTAATGACTTAACCTCTTTTATTAATCTGTATGCTTGCGTTTATCTTACAAAAGATAGCTACTCAAGGAAAGAATGTGGCCGCATAATTCAAGGAATGGAAAAAGATATGGTTGATCGTCTTAAGCAAAAATAATTGTAGTTACATTCTAATTAACTGTTGAGCCGATCAAAACCCATTGTTGGCTCTTATGCGAGTGTAGTTTAGTGGTAAAACGACAGCCTTCCAAGCTGTAGTCGCGGGTCCGATTCCCGTCACTCGCTTAGTAAAAAAATTTATTTCAACAAAAATCAAATTAATATTGTATATACTAATGCGGGGATTAAAGTATGAATAATAAAGACACTTTTGAAATTTTAACAATTCCAGATGACACAAGTTACTGGTTAGTTCGTGCTGATGGTGGAAAATATCTAGATGACTACATTGAAAATTCTTTCATTTCGATTGCACATAATCAGATAACTATCGAGTCAATCCACTCCGATGATAGCCCCAAAGATGGTCTAAAAAACCCAGATATCCATCAAATGTACATTGATTCTTATCCTCATCAAACCAAACATTGGCAGACGATTGCCTCGTCTCAATGTTTTGAATTTATTAATAACATGAAAATTGGAGATGTTGTTCTTACGCCTGGTAAAAGTTCTGATTATTTTGCAATAGGTGTTATTACAGGAGATCCATTTGATGCTGATAAATCAAAATTAAGAACAAAAAAAGAAAACTCCGGACCCAATGGAATTCAATATAAAGTCGATCAAAATCTAAAACGGCGAAACGTTACATGGATGAAAACAATACACAGATCATCACTCCCCGGCGAACTTTATTGGATTTTGTCTGCACATCAAGCAATTTTTAACATTTCAAGTTACGCGGAATACATTGATCCTTTAATATTTCCTCTTTTTCAAAAACATAAAAAAATTCATTTAACCGTCTACACCACATTAGAAGACGATTTAACTCTTGCAAATTGGCAAGGTATTGTCGAAATGGCAAAAGACGAACAGTCTAATTATTTACACCAAGTAGAACTACAAGCAGACGTTCATTGTCCGGGCACCTTAGGATTTATAACTGGTCAGGAAAACATACAAGCAATTATAAACATCATTCACACAGTAGCTAGTCTTGGAGGGAATCAAGTAATTACTTTTGGTGGAATTGTTACTTTAATCTCTTTAGTAATTGGGAAAGAGGGGAAGAAAAAAGGCATTCTGAATTGGTGGGATGATTACCGAATCTCGCACATACAAAAGAAGGCCGAACTTAAACGTCTCAAACAAGAAACAAAAAATGTTCCTGATGAAGTGAAGAATATCAAACCTCAGATCAAGGATGTTGGAACCGTAATTTCACACGAAAACCTAAAATCGAAGGAAAAGCCAGAGAATGATCAGGAACTAGAGAAATAAATATTGGAATAACAAGAATGGAAAATATCCAAATGGCAAAGGGAATATAACTATGAATTAGCGGCCACAGTATTAACGCAATGAATGTCGACTCCATTGACGTTAACATAAGATATGCTACTACCTTCTTCATAACCTTCACTTCCTTTCTTCCACTTACATATGATTACACATATCATATATAAAATAAACAGCACTTTACTACTTTAGTGCTTTTATTTTAGCACATAAAAGAACATACGTTTGGAAATGTCAGCCTATTGTTATTTCCAGTTGGGAGGAATAAAACATGTCAGTAACCAAACTTAATAATGGTAAATGGCAAGCCCGTGTCTCTTACAAAGATGATGACGGTAACTATAAGTCGGTTACTCATTTAGAAAAGCGCAAAGCTGACGCTGTTGAGTGGGAAACTAAAACTAAGAATGCTCTGCTGGAAGGTGCTGACTTATCACGTAGTACCGAGAGCCTAAAGCACTACTTTCTTGATTGGATCAGAATTTACAAAACTGACGGCGTATCGCGTCATACCCACGAGCTATATATGGGCAACTGGCGCCACGTCTCTGCCTATTTTAAGGATAAACCTATGAGCTCAATTAAACGCCCAGATTACCAGAAGTTCCTGAATGAATTTGGCCGCAGTCATGGAATTGCCACATCTCACAAGCTTCATCAACAAGTACACACTGCAATCAAGGACGCCGTAGCTGATGGTATTCTAAAACGAGACTTTGCTTACAAAGCACATGTCACTGGACGCCCTCCTAAGCCCGTGGAGGAAAAGTATTTGACGCTGTCCAATTATAAGAAACTGCGTAAATACCTCATTAAAACGGCTGATTATGATCACATGACTATGCTGATGATGCTGTTTCAATTAGAAACTGGAACCAGGTTCGAGGAAGCTGCTGGTCTGACGTGGGATAATTTGGATTTGAATAATGGAATAGTTCATATTAAACAGCAGTGGGACGCCCGTAGACAGACTTTTCGTCCAACTAAGGGAAATGGACAGGCCGATGGAGATATAACCATAGGACCCGCCTACTGTCGTTTTATGAGGAGCTATCGTAACACGCAGAAGGATTATTTAGAATTGCACGAAATGAAGAATCCTAAGAACCTCGTATTTTGGTCTAAACTAGGAAAAATCGTGGGCAATGGGAATGCAAACGAAGAGCTAGGACGTATTTGTAACCGTCTAAAGATCAACAAAGTTACAACACACGCCATGAGGCACACACACGCTTCGATTCTTATCCTAAATCATGAGTCCCTTCCCTATGTTCAACATCGCCTTCGACATCAAAAACTAGAAACGACCGTTAACACCTACGTCCATCTTATTGAAGAAGAAAACGGCGTGTCAGATAAGAAAGCTACCGAGCTAATGGACGAAGGATTTTAA